CCGCGCACTTAATCACGTTCGCGATCTAAAAATGCTGGGCGAGTTTGAGAAGGATGCACTGAAACTGCAGGGCAGTATTGCTGCGGTAATCACGACAGCCGAAGGCGACGCCCTAGCTAACACTGGCGGATTCTTTGGCAACATCCAACCGCTAGACACCGGCGAATCCAGCATAGCTAGGGAGGAGATCACATCTTCTGCCACCATCCCTCGGCTCGGCCCTGGTGAAAAGATTGAGATGGTATCACCGACAAGACCTAACAGCAGCTTTGAGCCGTTCGCGAAATTCCTAATTCGCGATGTGGCGATGGGCTTGGGCTTGCCGGTAGAATTTGTTTACGACCCAGCAAGCGTCGGTGGAGCTGGCATGCGATTCGTGATGGCAAAAGCACAGAGGCGATTTGAGCAACGGCAACGGCTACTCATCGACCGATTCTGTAATCGCGCATGGCGCTACTTTATCGGAACAGCGATCGCTAACGGTGATCTGCCAGCTGATGAGGACTACGCCAAGGTTACATGGCAGACTCCGAAGTCTTTGACGGTGGACGCTGGGAGAGAGGCACAGCAAGAACGAGAAAATTATAAGGCGGGACTATCCTCCCTTCAGAGCTACTTCGGAGAACTTGGCCTAGACTGGGAAGAGCAGACCCGACAGATCGCAAAAGAAAAAGAGTTTATTGCTAGCCTTGGCACGGTTGCTCCCGAGGTAGACGAAGCCGCACCCGTACAGCCAGTCGACGAAGCACCGGCAGTAGACGAAGAGGCGACCGAGGAAGTCAAAGATCCCAACGCACCCGACGCTTCAGAGCTGACCAAGCAGTCCGAATCCTTCACCATGAAAGACGATCCCGACTACAAACTCAGCGACAAAGAACTAGACATGGTCGCAAACGCAATCGGGCTTAAAAAAAAAGAAAAAATAGAATTAGCTAAACCCACGGCCGGCATGATTGCCGAAGCCAAAAAGGGGCTAGAGTGGCGTCGGGAATATAAGCGGGGCGGGACTGAAGTGGGCGTGGCTAGGGCACGCGATATTATCAACAGCGTAGACTTTCCAGATGAGACCATCGCCCGCATCAGCTCATACCTAGCGAGGCATGAGGTGGATAAAAAAGGCGAAGGTTTTAACCCTGGTGAACCGGGCTTTCCATCGGCAGGCCGGATAGCTTGGGCGCTATGGGGTGGCGATCCCGCACAGAGCTGGGCAGCGGTACAGATGCGCCGGATCGCCCGCGAGATGGCGGCTCGGCCAGGGCCGAAGTCAGCCAGCCAAACACCCGCGCCGGCAAGTGAACGCAAGAAGGGCAGCAAGGCGAACCCGGCCGGCACAGCTTCTACCAGATCAAAGGCAGGCGATATCGAGATCAGCGAAGCCGTCGAGCAAACTTTAAAAAACAAAATAGCCGACTTTAAAAAAAGCTACCCCAACCGCAAGGCGCCCAGCTTAGGGGCACTGAAGAAAGTTTTTCGCAGGGGTGCTGGCGCTTTCTCAACCAGCTTCAGGCCAACGATCGGCGGGGGAAGGCCCAACAGCCGGACAGCCTGGGCGATTGCTAGGGTAAACAAATTCTTAAAGATGGCAGGCGGTGGCGAGGTAAAGAAAAGCTACCGCGAAGCTGACGGCGATCTGCTTTAAAGTTGACGTTTGCTCTGGCCTATATGGCCAACAAATTAAACGGCGTTTCTATTTTAACGGTTGGAGAGGCTAGGGGCCACAACCTAACGATCGACCAAACCTCGCTCGAGCAAGCGCTCAAAGTGGCGCAAAGCATGAAGCGGATCAAAGTGACCATGGGCCACGGCGCACCCGTTACCGGCATCCTTGGTTATATCGATAATTTTTCAATCAAAGGCGACCGCCTGCTGGGTGATCTAAATCTCTTTAACACTAACGAGGCGCAGTTTGTCGAGCAGCTGGCCCAAGTACTGCCCGAAGGCTTTGGCATATCCCTTACCTTTAGCGGAGTGCCTGAGATCATGGGGGCGGAACGCTTTGCCCGAGTGACTGAGATCTATGATTGCTCAATCGTTTCTGAGCCTGCGGCTAACCCGGCTGGCATGTTCAGCGCCTTCTGCGCAGTTGACATGCAAAAACTTCAAATGAACGAAGCACCCGTCGAAGTTAAAAAGGAGCTGAGCGAGCCGACCGTAGAGGCCGCACCTGCATCCGCTCCTATCGTCGAAACCGCTCCTGCTCCCATCGAAGCAAAGGCCGAACTGGCCGAAATGCCCGAAGAGAAAAAGGACGAACAGAAGATGGCTGAGCCTACTCTGACCGACATCGCAGGCATGTTGAGCAAACTAATCGGCATGCTGACCCCCAAGACCCAAGAGACCGAAAAGGGCGAAGATGACGAGGAGATGACTTACAAAAAAGAAGAGATGGCTAAAGCCAACGACAAGACGGTGACCACTTTGGAAAAAGCCAAGGCCGACGCTGCTGGCGCAGTGGCGGTTCCCGCTGAATCGAGCCAACCGCTCGGCCGGGCTGAGATCCTTACACAATTCAACGCGGAAAAGAATCCGACCCGTCGGTTGGAACTGCTCCGCAAACTCGGACTGTAATCAGTCCACTAGGAGAATACTAAAATGGCAAATACACTCGGAACAACGAATGCCAATGTAATCGCCCAGCGTGCGCTGGAGATTCTTGTGGCTGACTACAGCTTCCTTCGCAACTCTGTCACCGATTTTTCGGCTGATGCAGCGAAGTTTAACGCGTCCGTCTTTACGGCTCGCATCAGCGCCACGACCGCGCAGGACTATTCACAGTCCACCGGTTATGCAGCGACTGCTGTGACCCAGACAGACGTGCAAATCACCCTCAACAAATTCAAACACGTCAGCTACTCGGTTGATGATTCTGAGCGCACTAGCTCAAACATCAACTTGATCGAGCGCTTTGCCGGTTCTGCCGCGCACGCCCTCGGCTTGCAAATGGTGGGTGACTTGCTCGCGCTTGTTACTTCCAGCAGCTTCACCAGCGCCCTCACGGTCGCGTCGTCTGCCTTCAGCTACCGCTCGGTAGTGTCGGCCGGCATCACCCTCAACAATAACAACAGCCCGGTCAACGGCCGCTACGCTGTTCTTAACCCCAGCTTCTACGGTGCGCTCTTGAATGACACGACCGTCGTGGCCAATCCCCAGATCTCGGGCGACCTCGTTCGCACGGCTGGCATCGGCAACGTGGCTGGGTTCAACATTAACCAGTACAGCGCAGTCCCCGGAAACAGCATCACCCTGGGCGGATTCTTTGCCCAACAGGAAGCACTCTTGATCGCAGCCCGCGTTCCGGAAGTGCCGACGGGCGTGAGCATCCCCGGAGACATCTCTGTGGTGACTGAGCCTAGGACTGGCTTGTCGGTGCAGGTTCGCGAGTTCTACGACGTAGTGCTCGGCAAACTGCAACGCACCTACGCCTTAATCTACGGCGTGAAGGCCGGAGAAACCTCCAGCCTCGTACGTATCAACGGTAGCTAATTCACTCGGGGAGGGCGGTGGGCCAATCGGCTCACCGCCCTTTCCACTTTAAGAAATCCTCTCATGTCTGAATTTACGGAATGCCTCAAAGAAAGTTTGGCCGCCCTTTACGAACAGACGGGCACGGCGGCGACCATCGGATCGACAAGCGTTACTGGCATTCTTTCCACGATTACACGCAAGGAAGCGGTTGAGCTGGGCGGGTTTGACCTAGATCTTAACAGCACTTTCACCATCGATATCACAGGGATCGCTACGGCCCCCACGATCGGCTCAGTCCTAGTCGCTAACTCAGTCAGTTTCCGCATCGTTACCCTGGATACTTCAATCGGCTCTTACGTCTTGGGTTTGCGAGAGTTTTAGCATGGCTACTCGAAATCCTAAAATCTCTCTGTACTTGATTGCCGGCCATGAGGCTCAGTTTATCGACCGCGCCCTCAAGGCGTTTCAGCCTGTGTGTGATGAGATAGTCGTGTGCATGGCGCAGGGTGGCCGGCCTGATGACGGCACCCGGTCGATAGCGGAAAAGTCGGGGGCCAAAATAGTCGAGTATCACAACGCACCAGCCGCAGCGTCATGGCAACACATCGACAACTTTGCCGCTGCTAGGAACTGCGCATTGAATGCGTGTACTGGCGACTACGCATTCTGGGTGGATTGCGATGACCTGCCTCATAAAGACCTCAAAAACGCTCTTAAAAGGGCCGTGGAGGCGTTTGCATCAAATCCTAAGCTGGGCATCTATGCAGGCGTTTATAACGTTATAAACGCCAAATTAACCCCAGTAAGGGAAAGAATGGTTAAGCGGTTAGAGGATGGGCAGTGGTCGGGCCGGTGGCACTACGCAGTACACGAAGCACTCCTACCCCTGCCAGGCTATGAATCTGTCGGGGAGCAGCAGGTGTGGGTAGAGCATCACCCTGGCGGTTACAAGCCAAACAGCGCCGACCGCAATCTACGCATCTTGCAGGGCCAGCTTAGTGAGGCGGGCAAGTATGCTTACTACTTTCAGCAGGAGCTTTTTCTGGGCAATAAGCGAAACGAGTCTCTGCCATGGTCGCACGTGGCCGCGATCTGGCCGGGGCAAGAGGCGACGCTGGCTTACGAAGCCGCCTGCAATGAGGCCACCGCAACTCAGGATCGCACCGTTAGGATTGGCCTATACCACAAGGCGCATCAGATGAATCCTGGGCGCAGGGAAGCCATTTACTTTTTAGCTAGGGAAGAAGCCAGCGTGGGCGCATGGCTACAGGCTTATCATTTATTAAAATCTGCAATGGTTCAGCCCGATCCGGGCCTAAAGATCTGGAACGCCCAGCGCACCGTCTATGACTTTGAGTGCATCGATCTTTATCTGGCGGCTTGCCGAGCTGTGGGCGATACCACCGAAGCCGACAAGATCGAGAAAATGTGGCGATCGCAGAAGCCGGTAAAGATTAGCGTCTGCCACGCCACCCGCGGTCGACCCCAAGAAGCGATCAACGCCCGCATCCTATGGATGAAAAAGGCAGCAGATCCTGCCTCAGTCGAGTGGATCTTTTCATGCGACAATAACGACCCCAGCTCTGAGCCGTTGAAAAATTGGAACTTAGTCAAAGGGGAGGGCGGTTGCGTTGCCGCTTGGAATCGAGCCGCAGCCATAGCCCGGGGCGAGATTATCATACAAGGATCTGACGATTGGGATCCTCCACTGCACTGGGACGCAATCATCACCGAACGCCTGGGCGATACCAGCAAGCCCGCAGTGCTCGCAATCTCTGACGGCCATCGTAAGGACGATCTGCTTTGCATGGCGATCCTGACGAAAGCCAGGCTGGCACAGCAGGGCACGCTATTCGCGCCGGAGTACGACGCATGCTCAGGCATTTTCAGCGATAACGAGTACAGTTTACGAGGGGCGAAGGACGGCGTCATCATTCCTGCTAAGGACATCGTATTCACCCACAATAATCCGCTATTCACCGGGGCAACTCAGGACGCGGAATTTAAACGACACAACGCCAAAGAAAACTACGAGCTAGGCGAAAAGATATTTAAGGAACGCAATCCGTGATTCACACCCACAACGCACTGCGTTTGGGCGACAACCTAGTGCAGTTAAATTTTCTACGTCGGCTATGCCTACAAAATCCAGATCTTGAAATCACGCACTACCACAATCCAGAGCTGTGCAAGTTTGAGGAGATTGACGCCTTGCGAAGCGACATATCTTTACGGCTACGCATTCGACCCATCAGCGAAGCACCAGCCGATAGTATTGATTCTTGGCGGAACACGGGCGGATATTGGGAGCGTCACACCGATAAATTAAACTTTGCAAAATTTCATTTAGACTGGTTTGAGGAATTGGCCAGCAAGATGTGCGTAAAGAATCCGATCGGCAAAGTCGATGACCTCCTGTTTGACTATCCGGCCTTAGATTCTTTTATTCAGATGGCTCCAGACTTCGACATCGTCGTGATAAATTCGCCAGGGCTGTCTGGTCAATTTACAAACTTTAACCCCGACGATTTCCGCGTCCTAGTTTCTAAGCTAATAGCCAAAGGGCATAGGGTTGTTACAACGACAGCTACTGGATTATGCCCAGCATTTGATGGCAAGAATGTGACTTGGATCGGAGCCACTGCCGCCAAGGCAAAAGCCGTCATCGGAACTTCCACCGGGCCGAGCTGGCCATGCCTTAACGTTCATAACAAAGACGCCTTTCATTTGCTCTGCGCGGATACAGAGACAGTCATATTTACCAAACGCGGTCAGATGGCTAGGAGCGCATTCCACGCTGTTCATATTTTAGAAGAGGAAGGCTTGCTGTGAAGAAGGAGCTAACTCAGGCGATGGATTTACTGGCGGCCGATCCGGCCGTTAGGTTTATAGGCTACGGGGTAAAGATAGGCGGCCGGGCGGCAGGCACGCTCAATAATGTTGCGGATTCACAACTGATCGAAACGCCTGTCGCTGAAAATCTGATGGTAGGACTAGCCACGGGCCTGAGTTTAGCCGGGCTGAAACCAGTCGTATTTATTGAGCGGATGGATTTTATTCTGAACGCACTGGACGCCATTGTAAATCACCTAGGCGCAGCCCAGCACATTAGCTGCAATCAATTTAAGCCGGCCGCCATCTTACGGGTAGTCATAGGAAATAAAAGCAAGCCGCTCTATACGGGGCCGACTCACACGCAGGACTTCACCAAAGCTCTTAGGAAAATGATCGATTTCCCAATCGTCGAACTAAAAAAAGAAAGCGTAGTCAGCGAATATCAAAACGCACTGGATAGATTAAGCGTCGGAACTTCCACCATGCTGGTCGAGCGGAAGGATGAGTGGTGAAGCAGAACAAGTACAGCGATCTTAAAATCTTTTCGTTTCCAGAAAAGATCGCCAGCTTTCGGGACGATATTATCACCGCACCGATTTACGTGCGGATAAAACCTATTAATATCTGCCAGCACGCTTGCCGTTTCTGCACCTACTCGGACGGCTCCACCCGCAAGAAGGATCGGCCAGAGCTACATCTCCAATCAGGCATGCACACCGCCATGAACGAGCGGGACACTATGCCCACAGAAAAAGCCCTTGAGCTTATGGACGATCTCGGCGCCATTGGTACCAAGGCCATCACCTTCTCCGGCGGTGGCGAACCGCTACTGCATAAAGATATCGCCGTCATCATGGGCCGCGCCATCGAGGCTGGTCTGGATCTGTCGATGATTACAAACGGTCAAAGCTTGTCCGGCCTGCG